GTAATGTATCCTTCTATTTTTGTACTTTTGGATTTTTCTATTGTTTTTGTGTTTTTGTCTTCTATTTTTCTCAAGATGGTTAAGTCGATCTTATGATAAGATACGAATACAAATATTTTTATGGGGCTGATAATTGAAGCACACCCCATTCTTATAATTGTGTAAATAAAGATCTCAATTCCGAAAAAAGATACAAAACGGAATCGCCAGCTTCGAAAGATCCAATATACATCGCCCTACAATGTTGTTCGGGGATATATGATTGCATCGCATCTCTAAATTCTTTCGATTTATCAACATACTTATATGTGTGAATAATTTTAAGAGCGACCTTATCTGCAATGGTAAACGATGGGTCCCATGCCGTCAAAAGTCTAACCGCGTTAACGCGTTGGAGTGCCATAGCTGGAGATAGAACAGAAGTTTTATCTATTAATGAACTAAAAAGTTTTCGCACAATAGGAATTGGTACCACAAATTCTTGTTTTCCTACTTTAGTTATGATTGGTCTTGTTGAAAGATACTCTAATTCAAAGAAGTTATTCGTTTCTCTTGAATCAATTTCCCAACCGAAACTTTGCATGACATTTTTATAATGTTTAGGATAACCAAATACTATAGGATCGAACATGCCAGTGATTTTGTCATCACCAGTAGCGTCAGTTTTGATATAACCCTCATTTTTATTTATCTGCAAAGAAACGTGTATGGGCATTTCTCCAAATTTTTCTACGATTGTTTTATGAATAGCTAAACCATTTGCCATATGATGACATTTGGTATTTAGAGTCAGTGTTCTTGAATGGCCGGAGTTTAATCCTCTGAACTTTTCGTTTACTTCCCCATTCGGGAACATATTGAAAGAACAGGAACTACCTACATTTAATTTCAAACGTAGTGACCAGGTATCAACATATTCGTCAGGATAATCTCTGTAGATATCCCATTTTCCTAACATAGAACTGAATTTAACGTACCTATCAGGGTATTTCAAATTAACAGCTCTAGCCTCAATTTCTTGAAGCCTTGTCAGTAAACGGCCATCCCAGCGATTTACATCTGAGTACTCAAATTTCTTGGCTTTTCTATAAGGTTGAAGTTTTCTGCCATAATCATTAAAGAATAATGACATACCAGCTCCAGTCTCGTATTCTAACCAATTAGTTTGTATGTGACGATCCAAATCGAAATTGAGCATATGGGACAATAAATATACATATAAAGGCCCAATGACAAAAGATCTAATTTTTCCTTGAACAATTTTCTCCATTAGTCTAATCTCTTCCTTAGGTGATATAGTCCAGATCAAAGGTACGTCTTCATTATCAACAAAGTCTTTTAACCAACTGACGAATTTTCTCCTAACTAGTACGCTATCTAGACAAGCACCTTTGGATCGGTACTTTCTTGATAAGAACGCTGTCGCAGATTTACTCCTTTCAATGAAAGGCAAAATCTGGTCGATATTGAGAACAGAGGGTATGAACGGTACAGTATTTTGCCATTCACACATGAACTCAAAACAGTTTTGGTAATCTTCTTCAGTAGCAGTGACATTGACGTGCTCCACATATTTTACGAAGTCTTTATAACAGGCTTCCGAATTTACGGGAGTTTTACCATATTCTCTG